TAGGAACCTACAGTCCAGCTAAATTACGCTCAAAAGAAAACTTTAGCATCGTAGAAGATGTTCTGCGGGCCTTAGACAAGAAGTTTTTTGAGAGAGCGAATAAACTTAAGGGGAAATCGAAAATTCCACTTCGATTAGGAATCGACTACAAGATACAATTACCATCATCCTGCGAACCAGTTTTTGATGAATCCCTTAAGCCCATTGAATTTGAAAACTACTATAACATTTCATTAAAAAATGAATTACTAGTGTCAATCTTAGAATCGTGCTCGATTATTTTGAACGACTATCATCAGTTAAAACATAGCGAATAATACACAAGGAACTAAAAGGAGAGTGACCAATATGAAAAAATCTAACAAATTACTAAGAAAATTATTGCTGGAACTAGCTGAAGAATATGGATGCATGGACTCAAGCAACAAAGAAGAGCAAAAAGAAGCAATAACTAAATTTAAAGAGTTCGTGATTAGACTTATAGAAGATGTTTTTAATGGAATTGCAGAAACCGAAGAGCCCTTTGTCGTTAATGTAGGATGTGGTCCTCTTGATGACAGTTTTTTGAAAGACGACTATGAAAGCCTTGTAATAGAGGTTACGAATAATAAGATCAATGATTGAAGGTAGAAGAAAATGAATAAAAAAGGAGAGAGATGGAAGAACAAAGAGAAAGCACAGCTTTCCGAGAAAGAGAGAGCTTTGCGGAGCAGCTAAACAACTTTGAAATACTTGAAGCACTCATAGAAAAAAAGTTAGATAAATATCTAAAGAGTAGAGCACCTGAGCCTTACGAGTCTGAGAAGACCGAACTTCTAGCAACAGCACTATCTAAAGCTCAAGGTGAATTCCCCAGAATAACCACCAACAGAGCCAACAACTACCTATTCAACCAGTACTCTGATCTAGACATGATCATGAGAAGCGTACGCAAGGCACTCGCTGACAACGGCCTGTCAGTAACACAACACACCAGGCTAGATAACGACAAAGTTGCGCTCGTAACCAGACTGAGACACAAGTCATCACAGTTCATAGAAACTAGATCAAGAATCATACCCTCAAGAAATGACCTGCAAACATATATCTCTGCCCTTAAAGCCATGAAACGTCACGACATCATGTGCCTACTAAATATAACCATCCTAGATGACCTAGACGATGACGATGGCGAACACGATATGTCCAAAGTTAGAGAAGAACGAAACAAGGGCACAGGGCTAAACGTTCGTTACAAAGCAAGAGAGGAGTCTATAGAGACTATCTCACAGGACCAAGTAAACGAAATCGAAAGAGTCATAGGTGATTACATAGACCTCCATGAAGAAGTTCTAGAGAAACTTAAAATACATACACTTGCCGATATGCCTAAGTCAAAATACTGGGGCGTAAAAGATCAACTATCACTTAACGTTGCCGCTAGAGACGGTAAAATAAAAAACGTCTAGATACAAAGCACCCCGGATGGTAGAGTCCAGGGCACTTATCAAGAGAGATATAAAGAAGATTTTAAAATTGCGTTATATATTCAGTATCATTGTTACTAACTACAAGAAGAGTGGAATCCTCAGCATGAAGTTCCCTTGCTAGAAGTCCTAACTTAGAACTACTCCACCAATTTATTCCATCTTTAGAAAATCCCATTTCGTTTGTGCTTATTGCTACAAAAATTGCCTCTGTAGCATCCCAGCTAACAGTATGAATACCAACAATATCAAAAGAATTTACCCTCTGGGTCCAAGTAATGCCATCTGGAGACGTTGCTATTTTACCAGCATCACCCACTGCACAAAATATTCCTAACGACGCCGAATAATCCACAGAGTTAATACCTGTACCACTAAAACTTGATGTTCTACCTGTCCATGGAGCAGTAGGATCTACCGCCGTATAAAGACCACCAAAAGCTGCAACACCAACCCACAAACCTGCACCGTAAGCTAAGCCATTAATAATATTAGTTATACCAGCCGCATTAAATGTCCATCCTGCACCTACAGTCGGATCAGGCGCGGTCCATACACCATCAACAACCCCATCTGATAAAACCCAATACGTAGGTCCGCGTCTAGCTACTGTTGGTGCCTGAGGAGGAGGAGCCCCAATTACATTGATAGCAGACCAGGCTGCAGTAGGATCATTAGATGTATATATAGTACCAATTTGCGCTGTCCAACAAACGCATTTACCATCAGCACCACAACTAACATTGGTCATCTCTATACCACCAATGGTTTCATCTCTTATTGTCCAATTTATTCTATCTGGAGAAGTGTAAATTCTAGACTTATTAATTCCCGCTGTTTCTCTCGCAGCAATAATCCATACTCCATAGATAGAACTATATGTTGTACCAAAGTGTAAATAACCATCTGCTGTAGATGCTGCAACCGTAGACTTTTCAATAAGATATGGCGTTGGTTCAGGTAGTGACTCTAAATTTATAGAGTTAGCACCTTCAGTTATCGCCACAGTTCCACCAGCAGACGCCAAATTAGCCCAAATAGGCGACGCTCCAGTAGCACCTATAACTAATTGACCATTCGTTCCAGCAGCACTAGAAAAAACCCCAGCGGCACTAGAAAATACAACACCATCACCCAAGTTAGAGGCCGTAATATCATCTACAACAATCGCAGTATCAAGGTTAATCGTTACCGTTCCACCTGCACCTGACGTGTTTATATTTGTTCCACCAGCTATTTCAATTGCATTACCAACTATATTAGCTGCACCGACATCAGTATTAAACACCTGTGCTCCAAGGTACCCACCAACTATATCCACATTCAATGTGTTAGGACCACCAGTTACAGTTATCGTTCCACCTGTAGACGTCAAAGTTGCCCACTCAGGCTCCAAACCTGTCGAAGCAACAATAATCGAACCATCTGCAGCCGCAGTCATACCCAATGTAACCGTGTCCGTAGCACCAGCCGTAGTTAAAACACCACTACCCACCAAGTTAACATTGTCATCAACCGACGTTACCGTTCCTGCATCAGTCGTAACCGTAAACTCCGGTGAATTAATAGGCGTCCATACCGCACTTCTACTCTCAATATTAGTTAAGATCCATACATCGGCAGTCTCGAAATTTATCCAAATAGTTCCGACGTCAAAGTTATTATTCGCAGCCGTAGGATCATTGCCAATAACTATAACCTCAGGCGGCTGAGTAGCTTCTACCCCCATGTACGATAAAGGCTCCTGACCCGTTACTCTACGAGGATTTCTTCTACCTCTAGTTCTTCCCATCACGTCTCCTTATTTTATCAACCCGGTGAAGTAAACAATTTGCCAGCAGCACCTGTTATTACCCAATAATCATCAGACCCATAGCCAACACCAAGGCCACTACTTCCTCCAAATGGAGATGTATTAGTCTCCCACCTAGTCTGAGGAGCAAACGATGTTGTAACTATTCCACCAAGACCAACTGCACAAAATCTACTATTGCCATAATTTAACTTTCTAAAGTCATCAGCTGCACCATATCCAGTGCCAGTTGTAAGCGTCCAAGTACCAGTAGGATCTGTAGCAGTCGCTATCTCGCCATCATAAGCCACGGCACACCATATTCCATTTCCATATGCAACGTCTCTTACATTAATAGCTGAAAACGGATTAACCCTCTGGGTCCACGCTCCTGTAGGATCAGTTGCCGTTGCTATCTTTCCAGCATTTCCAACCGCAACCCATACGCCATTTCCATAAGCTACACCGTAGATATTGTCAGCAGTAAAAGAAGATGTTCTAGCCGTCCATACACCGGTAGGATCTGTAGCAGTCGCCATCTCAGCTCCTGAGCCAACCGCACACCAATATGTTCCATCATAAAAAACAGCTGTGATAAAGTCCCCACCACCTCCAGAGAACGGATTAGCCCTAAGAGTCCAAAGACCGGTAGGATCTGTAGCCGTCGCTATCTCTCCAGTAAAACCGCATGCAACCCAATAAGTTCCATCGTGATTAACATCCAGAATAAGATTGCCAAATGGATTAGCCTGCTGCGTCCATACACCAGTAGGATCTGGAGCCGTAGCTATCTTCGAATTAGCACCAACCGCAACCCAAGAAGACGACCCATCATAATACACATTACTAATCTCATCTGCTCCAAACGAACTAGTCTCAGTCGTCCATGTCATCTTCGACGTAATATTCCTACCCGCTGATAAAACCCCCGGCTGAGAAACTATCATGCCAAGTCTCCACCACAAATCCAAACATTTGTATCTATCTTAGTAACCGAGACAATCGCATACTGTCCCGCAGTGTCTAGCAACGCACCCCTAGAACTCAACGTCACCCCACCTTCTGGTACAAGAGTCACAATCCCCGCACCATTCTGTGAGATGAGAACGTTTGTACCAATTGCCAACGCAACATCAGCATTAACAGGAATCGTAACGTCAATTGCTCCTGCATTAGTGCACGTTACTATCTTTCCTCTGTCTGCAAGAACCAACTCATAAGCAGTTCCAACCTGATTGTTTACACCGATCGTACCTGTCGAAGAAAGATCTATTGTTCCCGCACCACCTGTAACTTCTATCGAACCATCTGCCGATGCTACAGTCGCAAAGACTGGATCAGCTCCAGTACTGCCAACAAGCACTTGCCCATTTGTTCCAACTGCCAATGCCGTGATAGCCGAAACTCCTGAACCAACCAGCACCCCATGATCAGTAAGCGTAGACGCACCCGTTCCTCCATTATCAACAATCAAATCATTAGTGAGCGTTAAATCATCAATGATTACGTGACCTGTTCCTTTTGCAGTTATATTTATATCTATATTTGCATCAGTACCATCTGCGATAAGAGACGTGCCAGCTAACGTTACAGCTGCTGCCGCCACATTAGTATCAAACGTTGTAGCATTAACAGTAGTTGCATTAAGAGTTGTTAGTGCACCAGTTACACTCCATGTTGGATCTGCTCCAGTGTTACCTATGAGCATTTCTCCAGTTGCTCCAACTCCAAGCGCTGTAACAGCCGCAGCCGTGCCAGAGCCAACAAGCAGGCCATGATCTGTCTGAGTTCCTAGTTTTGCTTTAAGCGATGTAGGGACTATCGCACGAACAGCGTCTGTACCATCAACCGCTTCTGCATCCGTGGCTAATTCAACTACACCATCCTGCGTTTCAGTTGCATCTGTTCCCTCAATAACTAATGTTCCAGCACCTCCAGTAACTGTAAGAGATCCATCTGTAGAAGTTATACTTCCAACTGTAGGATCAGCCCCTGCAGAACCTATAATTAATTCTCCATTACCTGCAACAGCAAGTGAAATGATTGGCGTGCCAGTACCCTGTCCAATCAGAACCGCATGATCCGTTGTTGTCTTACCCCACTCATCAATAGTATCTAGTGCTACCTGAACTGTTGTATCTGTAACACTTAGAATTCCATCAAAGTTAGCCGTATTAGTAATGATAAGCGCAGCATCACTAGATCCAGCACCACCAGAAGTAGCGTTTATTACAGTAGCCTTCTCAATAATTACATCAACTATAGTGTTAATTGACTGCTGGTAGATTATGAATCCAAGCTGAGCTAACTCTAACCTTGCCAACTCTGCTGTTGCAACTTGAGTTGCATTACCAGCAACTACTAACTGAGCCGACGCCAAGTTATTATATTCTGCATCATCAAGTACTGCCCAGTACGTTGGCGTAGCGACAGTTAAATTATCTTTAGATACATAAAGAGTATAAATAACAAACTTGTTTCCAGCTGGAGCAGTAGGCGTTCCAGCACTGTTCCAGAAACCATTAAACGTATCCGACGACTGGTACGTAGCCCACTTGCCAGCACCATTTGTATACATCTGCTTCCACACCTCTGGCACACCACCACCATCAGGAATGTCTGTGTAAAGACCGTGATCCGACAGATCGTCAGCACCAACCATCTCTACTTTCTGAGTTCCATTAAGAGTAATGTTGGCACCCTGGTTATGGTTTTCTATTACAGTGCCTATTGTTTCATGCAAATAGTAAGAAATAGCCTGCAGGAAATCGTATGGATGGTTTTCTTTAACCGTGTACTGAATATTAGTACCCGTAGAATCACGTAAGCACTCAAAGAGAACTATGTAATCATCAAATGTTGCCTGTGAGTAAGTTGTTGTTTTTCCTATAGTACCGGTATCATCAATGTAAATCAGATAAGTATTTCCAGCAGTCATGCCAGTTACTGTTTGAGAAGCTGTCCATGCAACTAGAACACTTTTTATATACCCCGTTCCAGGACGTAGTAACTCAAAGTCACCAAGAACAGTGTCATCAAAATAGTTCCCAGCACCTCCCCATGTAGCAAACCCAGAAAAGGTTGTTAACGCTGCAGTTGCAGTAACCATACCACTCGCATCTGATATTAAGCCACCGTCTGTTATAGTCGTAAATTCAACCGTTCCACCAACATCTAAGTTAGTACCAGCACTTACTGTAGTAGCAAAGTCACCTGCTCCTAGAAGAGAAACAATGTCACCAGTATCACTTCGTATATCATCATTAGCTGTAAGAAAACCCGCAAGAGTTACATCATCATCCAATACAACGGTAAGCGTATTAACAGCACCCGTTGTATTTATATTTGTACCACCCAAAACATTTAGATCACCCGCTGCGTCTGGAACCGCCGTCCCCGCATCTGTAATATATGAATCTGTAAGCACACTGTCATGAGAAATAGTCAGAGTACTTGTACCTGGGTTGCCAGTAACCGTTATGCCACCACCACCAAGTATATCTATATTATTAGTTGTAGGTCCTACCGCACCCCCTGCATCACCAGTCAATGTCTGAAGCACACAAAGTAGATTAGGTATAAATTGTCCTGATTGACTCATAGTATCTCCTTATTCAGTTGAACCGTAATAAACAGTTACATATACAGAGCCAGTCGTTGGAACCCCAACCCGCTTCACGTATATCCTAGTTCCATCGGCCAAATAATAACCCTGTTCACGTGCCTTGTTAGTAGTAATATCAAGCAACAAGAACGAATTCATAGCCATAGGGAAGTGATCATAAACACCGTCATAAGAAAACATTAGAGTTACATCAGTTAAATTTTGTATGTGAAGAATTCTTGCTGGACTAGATATGGCTGTTCCAACTCCTGTATATCCAGCGTCTATACTTCCAAACGCTAAAGACCTCACAGATTCAACAGCTAACTTGATTGCCTGAGTCTGAGACATTCTATCTCCTTTTTTTAATGCCTCGGCGGCGAAAACATGGAGGACGTAGACGCCGCCAGGACAATAAGAGTAGTCTACTCTTGTTCTTTTTTATCTTCTTGCTGTTTCTTCTGCTTCTCTACAGCCTCCTTAAATATTGCTGCTATTTTATTAGCAACATTAACAGCGGCATTGTAACACTCTGGAAGTGGGGTACGGAACGGCATCATAAATGTAAACACCCTTCCTTCTGAACCATCTATCCTAATATTCATGGTTTCTTCTACCTTGGTTTCCATAACCTTAAACTTATTTGCTTCTTCTTTTTCAGAAGGCACAGCCTCACCGAGGCCAGCGGCCTTCTTCGTCTCTTCGATCATCATTCTCCTAGAATTATTATACTTTCCTGAAATAACCGGCTACATAAATGAAACCAGCGCTCCTTGTGCCACGCACATAAACTTTTGTTAATTTTCTGAAATTAGATTTGTCGATCATCATAGGTGGTTCTATCTGAATATATGTGTCATGTGGAATGTAGTCATGATCTATAACCCCATCGTAACTAACAAAAACATCGTCCTTTGTTCTATTAGTTATACGAATCATATAGCACGCTTCGTCAAATCCATCTTCATTTACAATGCGGTATTCACCAATATCAATATCGTTAGAATCTATAGAGGTCATGACAATTGGTGCTATTGAATTCTTCCTGCTCATAAAGTGCCTGTCTGGTCTCTATAATAGCCAACTAAATATATACGCCCTGTACCCTGAGGTAATCCGGCTAGGTATACAGGCGCTCCTTTTTGAAAGTTAGCCCTATCGACCTGAGAATTAGGAACAGTTATCTGAATAACTTCTTCACCCATAGAATAATCATGAGCATCCACTCCGTTATAACTAACGAACGCATCAGTGTCAGAGCTGTTTATTAGGCGTAAAATGAAACAAGGATGAGGTAGACCTGCAGTTAACTCTATATAATCATCTACACCCGTAAAATCTGCGACGTTAATGGATACCATTTCTATCGCATGGACTGAATTTTTCGCTTTCATTCTCCCTCCTTTAAGGGTAAAAACCTCTCTCCATTTTATTGTAACATTTTACTTGTTCAACTTGGAAGATCTTCCAACATGCTTCCACGTTCTTCCAGTTTTAACGTGGAAGCATGTATGTTACGTCAGCCTCAGGCTGCCAATATCCAGAAGGTTATCAAGACATCTCCATTCAAAGCTGCCGCTCCGCTGTTAGTCAGCGTTACCGTGAATGAGCCTGCGCCAGGAGTAACCCTAGTCACCGTCATCTGTGCATCATTCGCTCCAAGATTACTTGCAGATACAAGAATTCCAGAACCGACTGTGCATACAGAGTTAGTTATTGTAAATACCTGGGCTGCTGCCGATGCAGTTGTTAGGCCAGTAAATGTACTTACGCCAACATTGGCATCGACTGTTGAAGTAGCTGCTGCTTGAGAGTCAACGGCCGGAACAACATCAACAATACCTGCAGCTTCTAGAGATATACCACCTGTTCCTGATTGAATTGTTGTTGCAGATGTCGTGTTTGTAGACCCTACAGTGACAGGACGAGCTGCTGCACCTGTCCCGATGTTTACAGCAAATGCATCTCCATCGTCACCAATGTTAAGTACGCCACCATCTGAATTTAATGAAAGCGATCCTGCTGAATCTAAAGAAATAACTCCAAGTGAATCAATTGATAGTCCACCTGTTCCAGCAAGAATGTTCGTGATAGCTGCGCCAGTATCAGAACCAACATTTGTTGTATGAGCTATTGCGTTTGTTCCTATTTCAACATTACCTGTACCAGCATCAATAACGACCGATGTTGCACCAGTTGCATTACCCAATGTGATTGTTCTTGCGGCTGCACCTGTACCGATGTTTATTGCGAACGCGTCAGCATCATCACCAATGTTTATAGCTGCACCGTCTGAGTTGATGCTTAAGGCATCTGCGGCATCTATGTCTATAATTCCTAGACCATCGATCGTTAAAGCACCCGTTCCTGCGTATAAGTTTGTGTCTGCAGCAGCTGTGACTGAACCCACAGTTGTTGTATGTGCAGTTGCATTAGCACCGATATCGACTGCGCCTGTACCTGCATTAAGAATAAGCGATGTTGCTCCAGTAGCATTACCCATTGTGATCACACGAGCTGCTGCTCCAGTACCAATGTTGATATTATGAGCTGCTACATCAGCACCAATTCCTATTGTGCTTCCAGAAGACTCAATCGTTACAGCGCCAACTGCGTCAATTGCATACGCTCCACCACTAGTAACCTGTACTCCGCCTGTTCCTGATTGAATTATTACATTAGAAGTTGTATTGGTAGAGCCGACTGTGACTGAGTGAGCTGTTGCGTTGGTTCCAACTGTTACGTCACCTGTTCCGCAGTTTAGATCTATTGCTGTAGCTGCTGTTCCATTACCGATTGTGATTGTTCTGGCTGCTGCGCCTGTACCTATGTTGATGTTTTGTGCTACTGCATCATTACCTATGCCTATAACACCAGCTGAAGAGTTGAGTTCGAGTACGCCTGCTGAGTCAACAGTTACTGCATCTGTAGATGTAAGAACTAGGTCGCCTGTTCCTGACTGGATAATTGTTTGAGCTGTTGCTGTTACCGAACCGATAGTGACTATGCGAGCGGCTGCATCAGTTCCAACATCAATAGCTGCCGTACCAGAAGCAAATTCGATCGCTCCGTTAACAGCTTGAAAGTGCATTCCGCCGGTTCCACAATCAAAATCTATACCACCAGCCGCATCTGTAGCGTCTATATTAATAGCATCAGCTGAAGCCAGACCGGCTATAATTGTTATACCACCATCATCTGATTCAAGATGAATGGAATCGGTACCTGTTCCCTGATCAGCATAAAGATGTATTGTATCCGCAGCTCCGCCATTGGCATGAAGATAAATATCATCTCCGGCACCATCGGTAGCTGTAATTACGCATGTTCCAGCCGCCATGGTGAAATCAATAGCACACGTAAGAGAACCAGCAACAGACGGACTGTTATCAAGGTTAACCGTCAAATTTTGACCAGCGCCAACAGTACCTATATTTAATCCACCGACAATATTAATAACACCTGCGATAGGGGTAGCTGTACCAGCATCTCCATCAAGAGAAGTGAGGGCCGCAACACCAGCTGCCTCAAGGTTTATAGAGTTTGCACCTTCAACAATATCTACTGAACCACCTGTAGAAGTTAGGGTTGCCCATGCGGCTGCAGCCCCTGTTGCTGCAATCCACAACTGTCCATCTGTCCCTACAGCTGTTACTTCATCAGTAAAGTTTTCCCAGTTAGCAACATTAGCTGTGATGCTTGTAAGAATATATGCCGTATCCGTACTCTTATTGATCCACACCGTACCAATGTCTGCCCTGTCCCCAGTTCCAGGAGCTCTTGACTTAGAAACAATTGGATCCTTATAGATACCACCTGTCTGATCAGGACTAAAAGTATCTAATTTGATATTTCTTCGGTTAACTGCCATTACAACACTCCTTTTTAAAAGTGAAAGTTTTTGTCACCACAACTGTATCAAAGTGACACAGTTGAAGGCCAATTGTTTAGTAGGTTTGTTGACAAGGAAGATGAACGATGATACGATATTTACATGTAGAAATGGGCGTTTGGTCGATTATTTGGGATAACTTTTTAAGGCAAAGATGAATATTACTGAAAAGATACGTAGAAAGATCATTAAAACACTTGCTAAGTACAGGTCGTTTTCCAGCACAAGCAAATGCTTTGGGTGGACAGGCACAGTTCGAGAAAAGAGGAATCCTTCTATATACATTAATGGAAGCGGTATAGGTGCCCACAGGGCTGCGTGGATACTAAGCCACGGTAAAATACCTGAAAATAAATTCGTAAGACACTCGTGCGACAATCCAATATGCACCAATCCAGACCATCTTTACCTATCTGATAAACGACGAAACGTTAGATCTACATATAAAAGAGTAGGCAGAGAAAGACTTTCCGTTGACCTGCCGATTGAATTAGTAACAAATATTAAGAAGATGGCTGACAAATATAACCAGACTGTAACGAAATACGTGCTAAAGAGACTAAGTGAGGCCATAGAATACGAAAAGAATATAGACAAAGAGAACCCTTTAAAATAAAAAAGCGCACAGAATGAACACAAAAACAATCAAGATGTCTAGAAAAGAGATTATTCAGGCCCAGAAAGAATACAAAAAGTGGACTGAAAACATGGATGACGAGATTCCAAACTTAGTAAATAAGCACATCGAGGACTTAGTATTAGTTATTCATGGTTATGAAAGTCAAATTGAAAAATATGGAAGGGAAGCATGCCTCAAATGGGATATGAATGCGTGGATTACATACTCATTATGCAACTTCTTGGCTCTTAAGTTCAGAAAATGCTTAATTAAAATGTGGGACAAAGAATACCCAGTTCACCTTGAAGAAAGCTTGAAAGGATCAAATAAACTTTTACTTTATAAGTATAAATATGACTTTGGTAAAAGAGCAAAAATCTTCGATGATCCAAATTATAAAAGTGAGGACTACCACGCTTTTAGCAAGTAATTTTGCCCCTTGTTGACAAGGACGATGAACGATGATATGATAGTATAGTTAGGTTATATTTTAAAACGCGCCCGGGGGGGTGCCAAAGAAAGGGACATACTATGAATGTCTTAAAGAAACATATATTGCTTGTTGCGCTGCTAACCACTTTATCAGGACATAGAGTAGTTGCATCACAGGTAGGCAACTCATGGCTAACTGGTGCTATGGATACAGCTACATCTCTTGGAGAGAAAGCTCTTCCTGCACTTGGAACCATAGGCGCTATCGCCGCATCAACCGTGATTCCTTATGGCCTAGGACCAATTGCAACAGTTGCCGCACCATATCTCATTGCAGCAGGCGCCAACTACATAACAAAGAAGGTGTCTGGTGTTGATATAGCTGAAGTAAAATACAGAGAAGATCTCAAAGAGGAAGTTAAACAATTAACTGAGACGATGAGACGTAACGACAAAAGATATTTACGAACAATGAAAAAAATGAGAAAACTTCACAAAGCAAGAAGACTTCGAAAAATGAAACATCTAGAAGATGAAGAAAACGAAACCGAAGAAGACGATTTTAATTTTATAATCTAACAAAACACCTTGGGTATATTAGGGAGGCGTGCATGTTCGTCTCCCTTTTTTCACGAAGGTAAAAACATTCGCAATATATAAGCTATAACTGGTGCAATGTCTTCAAAAAAGAACATTTAATTTCCTTTTCTCCTGGATTCTACTATTTCTTTTTTAGTCTCTCTCTTTGCAGCGTTTACTACTGATCTTATTTGTTTATATTTAAATCCATTTTCCTTAAGTGCTTTTCTTATTCTATTAACCATCTTTACATCTTTTTTTCTAAATGCTTTTTCTAATTCAGGCTTTGCTTTTGTCAACGTTGTTCCAACTGAGATTGGTATAGCACCAAGGCCTGTGGCAATGAATGGACCCGCACCTCGAGCAGCAGCAGTACCAATAGAGAAAGGCATCAATCCTTCTGCCGCAGCCAACGCTCTTGATGCTACTCTTTTAGGAGTTCCTGGACGTGTTGCGTCAAATGGTACAAACTCTCCGCCCTTCCTTTTACCCCTAACGGTATAGTCTGTATCTTTGCCAGGAGTTCTACCAGTAAGTTGCTTGTAGGCTTCTTGTATTAATGGATTAGCCTTACCAAAATATGTAGTGAATGGATGATAAACCCAGTCTTTAATTTCTAAAGCCTGCTTTCCTAAATGAGAATGTAATCTTCTCCCTCTTTCGTCTCTTCCTGGATTAAAGTTATAGCCACCAATCTTAATATCAATGTCTGGTAGCGGAAACTTGTACCACGAGAGTGGGTCCGGACTCATGATTTCTTTTAATCCACGGGCAGGATCGATGGACCATCCGTTCTTATCTTTCTTTATTGTTCCAGATAAAAACTTTAATAATCCGTGTGTAGCAAGATAATTAATTCCAAACCTCATCCAGTACTTTCTAGACGCCTCTCCCTTTAAGCCTGGAGCAAACGCATTGGCAGCCTGCTTAATTGCAGATGTAGTCCAGTCAGGATACGCGATAAGATCCCTTAGCCACGCCTGTCCCTTTTGTGAGTTAAATACCCTCTGCATATTCCAATTCTGACCTCCATACATATTGTTAACAACGTCTGCCATTCCTGTTTTTAATTTGTATATTTCGCCTTTGCTAAGACTCTTCCCTTCTTTAGTTGCTTTCTCAAGTGCACGAGCCACAAAGTCAGAATAAGTTACGGCCTTCAAGTTTGGGTGGTAGTGCTTAAACATATAATCCTGCGATCTCGCAAATGCGCTGATTGCTCTAGCATGTAGATTGTACTTACTACGAGCACCCTTAGTAAATGTTGGCATATACTTCTCTGAGAGACTAACTAACTTGTCAGTAGTCTTCATAGCACTTTGAAATCTTTCTACCGGTTCAGATATCTTTAGTCCATGCCTTGCAGCATCTTCCATAAAGACTTCGCTTCCCCTTAGCTGCGATCCCTTTTTTGCTATATCTCTAAAACCAAATGCTTTCTTTACTCCTAATGCCCCAGAAGAACTTTCTGTTAATGGAACATAGTGAAAGTATGAAAGCCTAACTCTTCCAAGTCTATATACATCAGACAGGTTTCTTAATGCTTTTACGATTTTATTGGTAGGCTTATATGCTTCTTTGCTAAATATTCCTTGTATTGCACCAGCTACTTCAGGTGCCACTAATGCAGGTTTAACCGTTGGCCTTACAAGTTTTCCTTCAGGAGTATATCCCCGAAGAGTCATATCCTCGAATGGAACATACCCTTGTGCCTTTGCTTGATGATAATCTATCGGGTCCCTGCTTGTAACAATTAGCCTGTCACCACTAGATTTTTCAGATTTAGATATTTCAGTAAGAAGATTAGAACCAGCTATGTTCTTAGCGTTCACCTGGTCAAAAGAATCAACAAGCTCAAAGATGTTCTTAAACCGTGGTTTCAATCCAGCCTTTATCCACGCTTCGTTATAATCTAGAAATGTTTTTGGATCAGCAAATGGGTTCTTGAACTTCATTTGCTTAGAAACTTTTTGTTCTATCGATGGAAACTTTTCAGAATTCTCATACATGCCAGGCATGTACTTTTCAGCTAATCCCTCCCTAGGATTTATCTTCTTTGTATACAGCTGCTTGTTTACTTCCTTTAATGTACCTTCCATATGAGGCCGTATCTGCTTGTCTACTATGCGCCTTAACGGTTCTCCAACTCGCCCTGATAGCTTTTCAAAGGTATCGCCCTCAAGGAAGGGGTTTTTTGTTTTCTGAGCATAATATATAGCATCTTCAAGCTGAGTCTTAGTTATATCTTTTGCGCCAGGAGTTTTCTCAACTGCCTTTCTCCATTTCATCTGATTCTTAATTATCCGTGCATCTTTCTCGCCAAGGTTCTTTCTCACCATGTCGTAAAACGGCTTAGACTTATTAAACTTTTCAACAATTTTTTCAATAGGCTTAACCACGTGTTTTTTAACAGGTTCTAACTCCATGATAGACTTTTTCATGCGGCTAGATATTTCTTTAACCCCTAACTTCTTTGCCCCAAACTTAGCCAACGGAGCAACTCCCTTCATGGCTCCTAGTAGCAACGCATTTTCTGCAAGATCTCTCATGCCAGGCATCTCACCTTCCATTGCTGATTGCGCTCCGGTCATTCCTAGTAACTCTGCCCCTGATGAAACGGCACCACGACCAACCTTAGACTGCATCAACTTGGACGTTGCCGGTATAATCTTTCCTGCGCCTGCAAGACCACCTAATAACCCAGCAACCTTTCCTACTACTGCCTGCTTTCCAGTTTCATATGGTATTTGAATTAAGTCAGACAACCCTCCCAGCACCGTCCCAGAAGAAGGCTTTTTTATATACCCGGCTATTTGCTTTATTAATTCTGGAGCTGCAAACTGACCGCCCATACCACCAGTAACCAGACCACCTATAGCCATGGCAGGAATATCTCCAACTAGTCCACCAGCCTTAAATGCCAATCTATCAAATAGGGATGCGTCTTCACTAAGCTCTTCAGGTTCACCGCCAAATATCTGTCCGGAAGAAGACCCCTTGATTCCAGACCAAAAGCCTGGTTGTTGTTTAGACTTTCTCTGAGATGTTACATCTGGACTTGCTTCTTTATATTTTGCCGCGGCGTCGGAGAACATCTTTCTACTTTTATATTTTGCCGCAGCATTCGCAAACATATCTGGCATAGTCATTCCCTATATTGATCTACAAATTCCGACACTTCGCTTTCTTCAAATTCATCATATGGAACTTTAAATCCAAACTTTCTAGCAATTACCTTTGCTTTGTCAGGATCACCAGACGATAACTTAATAAAATACTCCGCTAAATTGGGCGTAAGTTTTGAACCTGACATGATTGCTTTTATATCTTCACCAGTAAAACCAAGCTTCTTAATCTGTTTCTTTAGATTAGGAGGAAGCTTTTTGCGTTGCGACAAATATTCTTTAATCTTCCTACTCATTTTTGCAGGAGACTTGCTAGCCATAATGCGATTCATCTGCTTATCAGTCTTTGGATCACCCGTTAAACCCTTAGACTCCATCTTCGCAGCTGCTCTTTTATCTGCAGCAGTAGGTAATTTCTTTCTAAGTCTCTTTCTAATCTTTCTACGAGGAGTTGAAGCTTTAGATATTTCAGCCTTGAGAGCCTGCTTGTCTTCAGGAGAAAGCCCCGAAACCATTTCCTGTATTTTTCCAGTCAGCTCAGAGTAATCTGCACCCTCTTCCCCGCTAATATCTTGACCAAACTGTTCTGATATTCTATCAAGAACTCCTTCTTGAGGCTGTTGTTGTTCTTCTTCTTCAGATCCAAGTAGTTGTTTAACAAACATTTGCTGCTGTGCTGCTGGCAACATTGATATCTCGTTTGCATCTTCTTCGCTAATACCAAGTAAGCCCTGAAGCCCTGTCGATACTCTTGATGCCTGCTGTTGCCTTTGCTGCTCTTTCACTTGCATTGCCTGTTGTTGATTCTGCTGTTGCATTTTATTCTTTATAAGCATATCAAGCGTACTAGAAATGCTTTCATTAATTCCCTGCGCTACTCCAGCTGATCCAGAAAGGTTTCGAGGTAATATTGACATTGCCATGTTTGCTCCTTATAGCTGAATTCCCTGCATTATTTTTAACAGAATAGGATTAATGCCTTTTCGCATTCCTTTAGGCTGACCAGGCATATAGCTTCCCTGCGCTGCCTGAGCTGCTCTTCCTGCTCCCTGACCAAACAATCCTCCACCAGTTCCTAGTCCCATCATTCCACCTAATTTTAATAGCCCAAGCTTACCTGCTCCTCCTATAAGCCCTCCTAATATTCCTGGTTCTCCAGGATCCATAAAGTTTTCAAACTGAGGAGTTAGGCCCATGTTTAATGCCTGCATGCCTGATTGTTGTCTCAAACCTGCTAGTTGCTCTCCCATCTCTAAACCACCTCTTCTTAAAGACTCCTCAAATGCACTCGACCTCTGACCACCTCCCATAGAAGTAAACCTTTCCGCAAGTCCAGGCACAGTATCTCTGTTAAATATATTCTGCTGACGCTGTTCCATAGCTGCTGGATCTGTATCAGCCATGCCTCTTGAAAGAAGCTGATTAAGAGCTGACTCTTGTCCTGGGGTGAACCTTTTTGCCTGTTGCACGCTGGGCTTACGACCACCGAACAGCCTTCCTAATGATTTAAAAAATCCCATACTATCTCCTACTGTTTTAAGTACTCTAATATCACGTATGTAGTATCATATGCAGAATAGTTTGCAGACGTAGTTATAACAACATTGGTCGCAGTTAATGTGACGCGTATATCACTATTTGCATTAGGAATAGGGGTATACAAAAGATTAGTCGTATCAGAAGCACATCCATAAATTCTCGTAAATGAATATCCAGATGTTATATCAATATTATGAGCCACATTAGTAGTTCCAGTATTAGGGAGCGCACCAAAATCAACCATCTTCCTAAAGACCTGACGCCTATTAATAGCCTCAGTACTAGACGAACTCGCACCTGGAGATGCTGGAAATACCTGACCATTAACAAACTCATTAGTATCGTAATAAGCAGAATCTTTTATGTTTAGATTCAACTGCATCAGGTTGAGATTTTGATATAGACGAACCAATATCTCTTTAAATCTATCGCTTTTAACATCAACTTCCTGCAATTCTGCCGCATCCCATACAAACGTTGTTGGTACAAATGCACCTGTATCTGTTCCCTGTGCCATTACTCTAACCTTTCAGAAGTCTGTCGTGCATGAATAACCATACCCTCAAGCTGAAAGTCAGAAGCCGATATACTTTCATCAAGCATCTGCTCATCACTTAGGAATATTCTTATCTGTACACACTCACCATCGGTTTGAAAGTAAACAGGATGCCATAGCCTGCTCTGCACTTGCTCTAACGGATAAAGATCAAATGGATACGTTTGTAGAGTGTTGTCACCCATAATGCAGTCATTGATCTGAGCATTTTCTATCATTGATAACGATGTAGCAGATGGAAAGTAGTCTACTGTTAACTCACCTGAATCTGTTCTCTGAACCGCAAAGTCTATCTTAGCTAGATAGAAGTTCTTACCCTTGTCGATATAGAAGTTCCACTGCTTAGAAAGTATGTCGATCTTAGAAACCCTAGCTGCTCGTCCACCACCTGTATAAGTTCCTGTCATGGCAACCTCTAGCAACTTCAGAGTGTTCGAATCAACAATAGCGATCCTATATATACCAGTTCCAGTTAGACTTACTCCAATAGGATCTATCAATCTTATGAAATCATTATCATTGAGCGTGTGATTGATGATAGTGCAATGAAGATCTGCACCTGCGTACTCAAGATTAGTTATCTGAAGATTACCCTCATTGGTAGAAACACCTGCATCACAGATAAATACAAAGCCTTGCTGGTTGCCTGCTATTATTTGTCGATACTTTGTTTGATTAGTCGCACTATCCCATGTGAAGTTTGCCTGCTCCCATGTAAACGGAGAGTCTTCCCAGGTTAGACCGCCCTGCTCTTCATAATATCCAAATGCAGTAATCGTATCATCTGCTATACCCCAGGCGTCTCCTATATAGTTATATATAAGAACCTTGTCAGGAAATATATTTGAACGTTCATCTGCATTGATAGATGTAAACGACCAGTAAACAACCTCTGTAAAATAATCTCTTATTCCACAAATCCTTGCTAAGCCTTCATTGCTATTTCTAAACTCAAATATCTGATCCGATATCTCTTCGTTAATCTTTGTAACATTAGTTCCTGAACACCCATGTATAGCTGTTCTTCCTACAGTAAATATAGCCTTATCAAACGGAACTGGTGCCTTTAAAGACTTACTCCCTAGCTCTGTATTAATCTTCTGCCAGAGAAACGGCTGAACCTGATTGCCTGTATATGCTAATTCCCAAGTACTTCTTTCGAAATAGACTATGAGCCTGTCTTTAATAAACTCAGCTGATTCTATTTCTTCTTCTGTTGGAGCATCTATGAAACCTGCGCCATCCGACCTACGCGTTGTTCCACCTATAGTCCAAGTCTGACTTCCCTCTAGCCACGCATTAGATACTGCACTCGCAACATTGTCAGGAACATCTGCAGGAAACGGAGTACCGTTATGAGAGAACCTACATCTGTTAACATGCTCTGCATTAGTGCCTGCCGTAACATCTCTCTCTATTGTGTTCAGCAAGATCAACCTATCTTTAAATGGAAGGATTATCTTTGCCGTTTGCACGTATTTATCTACAACGTTTGCAGCCACTTCGAACACAGGTCTGAATTGTGTCCACGTACTGTTTCTATAACAATATAATGGATCGTCATCACCCCCAGGTGTTCCAACAGTTGAATTAAAGTTTGTAATAAAAAGGGCAGTTTCATCTAAAGTTCTTCCAGTCCAGTTGGCTGTCCAAAAGAACTCCGAATTACTGCCCGTGAGAGTAACGCTTCCATCCCTATCCCAAGAGGTACCATCGAATCTGTATATAAACTGAGTATCAAATCCATATGTAGGATTGCTGGCTACTTTATTTTCTTCGAAGTGTGACAATCCCATAACTGGTTGTGCAGGATAGAAATATATATCAGTTGCCGCGGCTACTCCAGAAAAAGAATAGTCACCATTAGTTGTATTATATGAACCAACACTAACTCCTGTACCAGACGAGATCATTACACCAGGAGTTCCTGTTTCTACTACATTGAATATCTCTGTTCCTATAGAAAACATCTGACCTATTTCAAATATAGCCCCAGGTACAGTATCTACTTTTACCCCACCGCCAGATGTAGCTCCGAGATTTACTCTAAACCTAGAGTTTAATTGATCTAACATCGAAGAGGTACTAGATGCTCCCATCAAAGTGGACCCAAACCGCTTTCTCACTATTCCTTTGTGAACATAGGCATTGTTCAGGCGAGCAAATGCGTCTTCTGGTATCTGCCACGCCTTAACATCTGTTACAAGTCCAGTCTTTATTGGAGCGATTAGAAAGCGATCGTACATACTAGACTCCTATTATCGAATAGTAGAACTTTTTAGCAGTGTCAGCTGTATTAAATACTGTTATATCAGCAATCGTAAAACTTTCGCAATAAAGAACACCTGTATCTCCAGTTGTTCCCTCTCTTGTAACCTGAACATTATATATAGTTGTAAATGCTTCAATACCTGCACCAGCAGCAAATGTAGCTACAGCTGTTGTATTTGCATTAACTGTTCCTGAACCCCATTTCATTATAATAGCCGATGGTAAAATGGCGTATCCCTGCTCATTTCTTTTTGCACCAGTAAATTCTGCTATATATGTTGATCCCTCATTAGAAATAACTAACTCAGGGTTACCCGTAAGTAGAGACGTTTGTGCATATATCCCCATCTCGCCACCACCCGTAACAGGCACCGGAGACTGGACAGGGAACTGAACAAAGAAATGCTTCCCTACTCCAATTGTGTCAAACGTTATGTGGTTAATGTCTATGAGGTCTTTTAAAGCAACAAAGTTATTCTTAATATCATCCTGTGATTGTGATTGAAGATCTGTTGCTAAAGGTATAGTTGCTTGATATGCCATTAGACCCCCTTCCGAATCAATTTATTGATTAGTTGGTAAGTATCTTTTTTAGTCATCTCTTTTTCTTCCAATCTTTCCATAATTTATAAGTTACCCAGGCTATTAATAAAACACCTAGTAATATTGGTATGCCGCATTCTGGAATATTAGAAAGTATCTTTGTTGACATCGAATCCCGCTCCTCTATTTGCATATATTGTTGCTGTTCTTTCACTCGATTGTTGAACAACTAATTTTCTTAAAACCATAGATCTTTGATTCATAAACTCCGGCAGTATAGCCTGCACACTCTCGACATCCATCCTATCTTCAAACACCTTCTTCGCTGCGCCGTATGCTATGTATTGCCACCATTGAGCCAGATCTGGAACATCGTTAGTTGTTAGCAACGACGTAGGTCTTCTGAATGCGTCTATTTCAACCTTGTATGTCTTGTCTGGAACTGGTCTAAAAGTAAACTGCCTGTTCTCATAAAGAACCGAAGTAGGTCTACCAGCTGCATAACGATAAGATGACGCAATAATATCATTTCCCGACCCAGGTGGTTCAGTGAAAGTAAAAGTATATCCACCACTTAAATAACTAATGGCTCCTCGTGTCGTAGGATCATTAGGATCAACCAATGTTCCGAACTGAGCTTGGTTTCCAGTTGTACTCTCAATGTCATTAATATCACGTAAAATAATAGGATCTCCGTCAACGTTAGTAGAACTAAACGTTACTGAGTTAGCAAGAATTGGAGTTGCATCTAATGTTCCTGAATACGTTGTTAAGACTCCGTTTCCAGTTCCTATTGATTCTTCAGTCTCATACTTTGAATACTGCAGATAGAACTCATCACGTGATTGATAGAATCCAACCTGTTGACCAGCAACATAGACAGGAGCTTGGACACTTAAAATATTGTTCTTGAAGTTGTAAAGTGGGTCGTTATCGTTTACAACATTTGTTCCATATGTATCGACATTTGGAAATGTATAAAAAACAAGCTTTGCATCTACCGTAAACTCAGGGAAGTCATACAGAATAAACGTATTAACATAGTCATCTATCTGAGCGTTTGTTAACTGAGATGAAGATGGACTTCTAGTTAGCCTGCGTATCTTACTTCTTATAAACGATAGGCTAGAAAGCTCTTCGTCTTTAGCGGCACTGCCAGTAAGATTTGCCTGAGCCGCAAGCGGAAGTATATCCGGCTCATATGGACCAGGACCAATTGGGAATGGAGACATAAGAAACTCCTAGTTTTTATGGCACAGCCATGTTTAAAAATACGCAGGCAATACTCAAACGTTTGTTGCAGTAACAATAGTGTTATCAGTCACAGCAAAGTCGGCTGGATCAATAAACTCTAAACTCTGAAACCCATAGCGCTGCTTCTTCTGGTTGACCTTATAAATGTTCTTACCATTTGCATCTACAACATGAGCATGTATTGGATACCACCCACTGCTATTTAAATGCTTAGCAACACCAAGAGGCACCGAGCATACTTCACCATCTACAAGCTTGTATCTCCTAGCATGATCACCCTTGTATAGCCTTAACGCAAACTTCATCGTTCCACCTGGAACCTCATAAAATCTAAAGATTCCCTTAACTGGCTGCCTGTCTCTGTCGCGTTCATAATTTAAATTCTTTTTAGGCCTTTTACCCATCGCAGATGGCCGTGCCATCGCAGATGGCTTTGCCGTCTCGGATGTCTTCTTAACTTCTTCCATATTATCTCCTTAGAGGGGGAGAGGCGGCTCTCCCCACACATTGATTATTAAGCTATATGCGTTGCAAAGGATTTACCTGCAACCCATTTAATTACGTCTCCGTTTGTTCCGCCAGCACTACCTAAAGCAACTGCTGCAGCTGCACTTGTACCAAGAACTATACCGATAAACGCGGTATTCAACGTGGCATCGTCAAGTAGGTTTGCATAAGTTGCATTAGCCGTTTCACCAATAGGCGTGACTTCCGCAGGTGTAAACGGTGCAATAGCAGGAAGAGGATAATTAAACGCTGTGTAGCCTGTAGTAGCAACATTAATAGAGAACGTTGCTGCTGTAAGGTAAGTAACAGTAACAAGCTGACCATTAAGTTCAGTCATTCCATTTGTTGGTGGAATTTTCATTCTTACTGTTTGGCCAGTTGTGTATCCATGATCAACAAGTGTCGTAACAACACCGGCTGCTGCTTGCGTGATATTTGCTATAACACGTTTCTTTGGATACCACATATCGTAAACTGTTCTGTTAGGAGCAATCAATCGATATGTACCTGCACCCGCAATAACTCCAGGAGCTGTTGCAAGTGTATTAGCAAGTCTGAAACTCGTATCAGCTGTAACTGTATCAACGGTGAAATCTAAACCGTCAATTGTGTCATGTGCTGTGTTTTGAATACGAACAATCGAACCATCAATCATAGTTCCTGTATCAGCCGTGGCGTAAACAGGTTGTGTTGCATTTGTTCCAGCTGTCGTAGCCACTGCACCACCAGGTGTTTTATCCGAAGAATCTATAAGCGAAACAGCTCTATAGGTTGCTCCGTTATAACCAATTGCTGTTGTTGATGTATATGTTGCTTGAGACGCTGCACCATGGAATTCGGTTACTGCATCATCTTCTGCCATTTCTCTCTGCCAGTGCCAAGTTAGACCTGCCCACTGAGTAGAACCAGCTATGTTGGTAAGATTATAAACCTTAACCCAATCCACGTCTGATCTGAGAGCTATAATCTTGTCTGTACCGTCGGAAGTAAAATGGCCTTGTTGAATAATTGTATTATCTGACATTATTTACTCCTTTCTTAAGACAGTGTTGTTTGTAGGTTGATGATCCACTCATCATTCAAGATGCGAGGAACTTCAGCAAACTTATAACCAACAGAAGCATTAAGAGCCAACGGTCCATCATAAATTGGTGGACGGTAAATGAACTGAGCAGAATATTTATCCTGTTCAATACAAGCATATGCTTCCATACCAACACAGAAGATATTATAAACATCCTGACCTAGGTTGGAGGCTGCCTCAGAAACCGATCCGATAGACGATATCAAGAATCTAAGGTTTCCAATTGCTCCCCACTCAGATCGAATGGCATTCATAGGAGATGGGTACTGATTCTTATGAGTAAATCCAGAAACAGCATCTAATTCGCCTGTGAGTTTTGTACTACAAAGTGCGAAAAAAGCGTCTCTTGTTGGTGCTGTACCGAACTTATCTTCACCCTCGATGTTATCAAGGACTGTATAAGCATCTGCATCAAGAAGGGTTCTAACAACTTCATCAACATCGGAACGAGTGATCTCAGTTGGATTATCTCCATTGACACCACCTGTGCAATTAATTGCTGAAGCTGTTGCTGCCAACATATCTCTTGTGAGTTGGTCTTCTGTTTGTCTCAGAGAAACACCAAGTCTTTTAGCTGCTTCATTCAAAACAGGATCTTGGTTTTGCAATGTGACTTGTTCGTTTATTTGAATATATTTTCCATAGAAACTTATTTCAGCGTCTATGTTTACTGCTGTGAGCTGCTCCGCCGGAGGTGTTACACCTGTATTGCCAAGCGGGACCATAGCAGTAGATAAAGGATTGTATCTGCGCATTCTAAGAGTTGTTCCACCATTCGCAGGCATAGTTTTCATGACTGCAGGAATTTTGTGGATCATAGAAGGAACCGGTACAGATAGAAGTTTCATGGAGAAACTTTGCTGCACTGGAGCTGGCAAGACACTTGTTGTTGTAATAGCCATAGGTAATCCTAATGATTAAAACTAACGTGGGTTTGCATCATCGTTGATACAAAAACAACTACAAGTGAGTTGACGAATCTCTTACGTCTTGGGTTGACGAATCCCTTACGTCTATGAAATCGAGGAAGAACTCCTCTTTAGGTTTGCGAAACCTTGTACGCATAATAAGTATAACTACGCGTAGAAACTAAGTGCAATTTTTTCATAAGAAAATCGCACGGAACAACAAGGAGAGACCTCGAAATCCCGTGCGAACCTATAGAAAGAGAGGTTAGTAGCCTATATTAAAGTCTATTAGCTGCTTGCTGCGTTTCTTTCCATAGCCGAGCCTTTTCGTCAGATGTTAATGATCCATCAGAAAAAGCATTGGCCATCGATAACGGACCATCTCCTGCCTGAGGCGATACACTGTTAGACGGTCTTGGCTTAGTTATATTAGATTCTGCACGTTCCTTGTCCTGAACATGATTATCAATAATGTTTAATTCTTTTATTCGTTTATAAGCAGCCGCTCCAATAGCGTAAGGTGAAGCCTTTGAGTTTGTAAGAACCTCAACTGTTTCAGGATCTAACTCTTTAAGCTTTTCTATAGTCTCAGTGTTAACAATAGTATCGAAGTCGCTGTACTTGCTCTTTAATCTATTTTCGTCTGCAAGAACCTTCTGCTCAGACTGGAACTTCTGCTGCTCTTTTCTGAGCGACTCTAGCTCTTTCTTTAACTGCCTACCTTCAACAAAGTCATCATCAGAATAAGTTTCTTCAACAGGCTTATTCTTCTCTGCCTCTAGCTCTGCAACACGGGCTTCCATCGCTGAACGTTCTTTCTCAGCCCTTTCCTTAGCCACTCTTAACTTTGCCATATTAATACTTGCCGAATTATCAGCATGCGCAACGGGCTCCTTGCTAACATCATCCAAGACAACGTCTTGTGTAGGTTCGTTAGCCCCTACAGTCTCTACATTTTCTTCATTCATACTCTGTGCCTTTTATTTTTCTATTATATTCGAATCTCTCTTTTCACCATTAATCTTCTTCGAAAGTCTTAATAGAGTTCCATCGGTAAATTCCATTACACATTTTAACAAAGAACGCTTATCTGACTCCACATGCAACGGATTATTACTCATGTAATTAACTGCAGCTGGATCTGGAATAACCCACATGAACGACAGGTTCTCTTCTGTCTTGTTGTACTTGTAGACTGTCTGATCAAAGTCAGGTGTTGGGCATGTCTTGCGTGCAAAGAAATAATGCCTGTAAACATTCTGCATAAGACGTTCTTTTTTAACAAGAACAACGATATAAAAATCTGTAAAGTAGTTGTTCTTGTTTGTCTTTATGCACTTATACATCTCACTCTCATACTTTTTTAGCTGCTCCCTCATCTGCTCATCGGCCGAGTGTTTCACAGGGCCTTTACGCTGCAGATCTAAAGAATGCGCTCCAACCGTCTTCTCTCCCTTTACCATCTCTCTCCTATTTTATGTCGTATTCTACTTGTTATCCATCATCTCAGACAACCTTCTCTCTCGTGCTGCCTTGACGCGGTTCTCAAAAAATCTAATAATTGCTGAAAAAATACGAACGATCATCATAAGAGCCCTTTCTCTCTTGCCAGGCTTAGAATCAACTACAGGATTCTTCTGCCTCTCAGGGGCCTGCGGCTTCCGCGAAGCCTGATCCTTCACGGAAGACTGTGGCTTCTCAGGGGCCCGTGGCTTCACGGAGGCCTGTGGCTTCACGGAAGGCTGCGGCTTCGCGGAAGGTTGCGCCTTTGGTTCTATATTTTGATTACCTTCTTTGTCTTTTTTATACTCTACTTTTCTGTTTTTCCCCATATTACTTTCTCTTTCTCTTAGGATTTGATTCTGGATTCTACCTGTACCCGATATCTTCGAAGCGATTGTTGATTTCTTGCGGATCTAGCCTTTCTTGGTAGAGTTCTTCGGCATCTTTTTTACCATTCTTACTCTTAACGAATCTCTTCTTGTTTCCAAAAGAATCTGCAAGACCATTAGCGGGTGGACCAAGAATATTAAGTGCTACTCTTCTTGCCGCATCGTCTTTTCTCACGTTTCCAGGCATATCATTCCTTAATTTAAAGGGTGCACGCAAACCAGACGTACACCCAACTGAAGAGTAGTTAGCTTAATATTTTGTCTTGGAGAGATGTTTCTTTGTGTCGCTTACTGATGCACTCGAGTCGCTATCTATCCCACTAAGGCCATCATTGAGTCCTTCGCTAAGATAAGAAGCTCCACTAGGATAAAACTTCAAGATCACATCCTGAGGCATGTTAGCAATACCTAGAGTTCCTCCTATCATCCCGCCTTCCATCTTCGACATCTTCTTATCGTAATATCTTTTCTTTGGCATATTATGCCCTTTCTTGGTAACTGACGCCTGTTATGGCATCAAGGTAAAAAACCACCACTAGGTGGAACCTCTAACCTGACCGGATTGTTTTTTCGACAATTCTCCTGCATCATAATAATTGTCCTGCGCAGATTCATATGTCATACAAAAAACAATATTAATGAACTCTATAATTTCCCGGTCTGTTTTATGATCAGATTCAGCACGTTTATTTATCATATTAAGTATCTTTCTCAACTCCCCTACCATTTGAGAGTAAATTTGAATTGTGTCTAAGCAAACCTCTAACGTTTCTCTTACGTCTGCCTCTGACTCCAATCCTGTTAAAGTGCAACTGATTAAATTAAGCTCATCGAGGTAATACCTGTTTAAGCTTTTTATTATCTCGCCTTTAGCACTGTGCGCCATTCTATATAGCCTTTGTAGTTGTACTTTGTTGTTGTTTAATAGCGCCTTGAACAGCTGCAGTCTTCATAGAAGATTGATCGGCTTGATCTTCGTCCACTCTGTTCTGCTCATTAAGAAGCTTCGACAGGGCCGCTAACTGCTGTAACTGCGCTATGTCTATTCCCTCTATCTCTTTAAGAGCTTTAACCATGTTGAGCATTCCTGCGGCACTATCTTTACGTGCCTCTGCTCTTCTCTCTATAGCCAGTGCTTCATTCTCTTGTACTCTACTGTAACGTTCAACTCCAAGGCCTTCATCTGCAATTGCTCTTGCTTTAGCAAGTTCGATATTGGCTTTTGTTTCTTCCATCTGTATTTGTAACTGCATCTGCTCAAGCTCTTGTTGATGTTGATTCTGAGCTTTAACTGATTCAACAAGATCCTTCTTGTTCTGCAATGTTGTTGCTTCAAGGATTACATCATCAGGTATGTTGAGACCAGCTTCACGAAGTTGCATGAGCTGTGTGAACTGCATCTGCCTTTGAGTCGTCGTATTTACTCCTTCTTCCACCGCTGCGTCGTATTTACCGAACGCTTTATTGTAAAACTGCGCTGTAGGTTCCTGTTCTATGATCTTCTTAACCTTGCCTGGAGTGAAGTTAGATTGAACTATGTCTATCATGAGACCGCCAAGTAACTTCTGCGATCTATCTAACTGATCAAATAGTACCTGTAAGGTAGTTAGTCCTGCACCCTGGCGTAGCATAGAAAGAATTCCTGCCTTATCATCAGTTGCCGAACCAAGAAGCTCTTCATTAACACCCGAGATCTCTTGTATTTCCTTACCAAGTATTTCAGAGAGCTGGATCATTGAAGGTGGGATCGCTGGAGGTAGTATCTGTTCGACATCAGTCATTTGCGCTTCTTGCTTGAGAGCTAATCCCCTGCCCTGACCTGAAAGAAATATATCTTTAGGATTAACTAGCGAATCTATCTTGTACTTGAACCCCGAGTTTATCTGACTTTCCAGAATATCTAGTTCAATAACCTTTCTTCTATTGTATAGATACTGGGCATCTCTTAGACCCCTCACGACACCCTGTACCCTCCACGCATAATCTGTCATTTGTGGATTATAGTATCCAAAAACAGGAACAAATGGATACTTGTCTATGCCCATAGGGTTAGGGCCGTCGTACATTACTTTACCCTGTACAACAATAGCCATCTTAACCGTTGGGATATCACAGTTAGAGACCGTTACCTGAGGATAGAACCTTAGATACTCTTTGAGCTTGTCTTTGTCGCCCTTCCATTCCATTGTCTCGCCTGTTACCGAATCAATGAGCATCTCTTGCTTACGATAGTCTTTGTAATAGAACTCATCGTACATAAGAAGACCCTTAGGTCCTGCATTGTAACTCTCAGGCATGTAGTTAAATTTACCGTCTCGATCATCTTTAGCTGGAAGCGCCATTACGGTGTCATATTGGTCGGGGAGTAGTGAAATGACCTCTTGACGAGTTAAATAAGAGCGCTTCCAGATGGAATTGCAGTCAGACAGATCCTTCTTCCTAAAATATGGATCAATAAGAAAAGTGTTGTGTGCACAGTTGTCGACCTTGATCGAACCTGATACGGGATCGGAGCGGTAATCTACCCATACCTGCAACAAGTTCAACCCTGTAACCAGAGATCCCTGAAAGGCCTCAGAGACGGTTTCTAACGCGCCTTCCCTTTGGTTGATCCACATAAGTATTTTAGTGAACTGATCCGACGTCTCTGCATCCCCATTTTCAACTGGTGTAACAATCGTAGACTTTCTGTTTCTACGCTGCCACCCAGAAATCATGTTAACTACACGACGTATACGATTGAAATTAAACTGTCTTCTGCGGTTCTGAGGTATCAACCCATACATGTCAGTCCACAGATTCTGATCGCCTGCTTCAAACCTAGTGTCTATCTCAGCCTCTTCCCAGAAAGACTGATTAATCGTAATGCTATCTTTGTAGAAGGTAGACATCTTAGCTAGAAGTGAATTGTCGTTTTCCTCATAGAATTGAGGACCTAGTTCCGGAAAGAGCATCATACCCTCTTTTGGTATTATGATTCAAATACTACATCGCCTTTTTTTTCATAATACACAACCCAGACCTGTTTTGTACATTCTTTGACTACTCCATTATAATATCGTCCATATCAAAGACTTCCTCAGGTCGAAACTCAACCACTTCGCAACCCTCAAAGATGCATCTTTCTGTCTGAAAATAGTATGGCTCACAGCCACCACGCCTATCCCATGCAAACTTTAAAAGACGGTCAAACTCCTTGCATAGTATCGTTACTGTACTCCTGATGACCTTCTCATCTTCTGTAGTCAACATAAAACACAGACATGCTAAAAAGAAAAGCCAAATGAAGAACACTTGCTTAGCATTGAGCTTCATAAGCCGATGTAGTCATCCTCTTCTTTTTTCATTTCAGCAGGTATGTCCAACTTGCCTGGGAACTTCTTCTTGTTTGCTTTCTTCTCAAAGGCTGCGTCTTCACGGAAGGCTGCGCCTTCTTCACTCTGCAACAAATCTATCTCTCCACCAATCTTAATCGAACCTTTTCTTCTACCAACGACACTGTTAAATACCTTGCTTACACCGTCGATGAAACCGCCTGCAACTCCTGCCACACAACCTGCAACACACTTTGTTACACCTACGGTTCCCTTCTTAATGCACTTACCACACTTAACAACAGGCCATGCCGTAGCTGATATCACTGTTGATACACCCGTGCGTGTAGCCTTTCTTACACATGAAGTTGTAACCATTACCCCAAGCAAACACATAAACAACAAAACACCACCATTACCCCAAGCAAACACATAAACAACAAAACACCGCGTCTTTCCATTACAATCTCCTTTTAATGTTAGATTAAAATACCTCTGTTCAGTCTTTCCTCGATGCTAATAAACTAAACTTCAAATTACACCAGCATTCGACCAAAAATATATCAACTCTTTCCATCAACTCTTTTACACTATGGCTTTTATCAGGAGTTCTAAATATATCCTCTACCATTCGGCTTTCACCCTTAGCCTCAACCCTTACACACAGATCTTTTGACCTGTCACGGAGGGCCTTTACCACCATCCTTGCTATAGGATGCGCCGAAACAATTCTGGAGCTGCCATTTGCATCCTTTAAAATCCTAAAGAATGAGTCCAGACTTATACTCACATTACCGTCATCGTCTTTTTTAACGTGGTAGTTTGTTCTAGGATTAAAACCAAGCAACTCTACTCCGTTTGAAATATCCTCTTCAGTAGTCCAATGATAAGTATCATAAACCTTATACACGTCTTCTTTTATCTCTTCACGCAACAAAACCTCGTGCGTAAACAATACTTTCTCTTTACCGTGCATAATATCCCTCCACGGCTGCGCCTTTCCAAGGCTGCGCCTTTAAAACTTATTCTCATCCCTGAAAAATGCTGGCAACGTCGACTGACTTCCATAAATAGCCTCGTTCCGCATATGTTCAAGCTCTTCTGCCGATAAACCATCTCTCGTCTTAGGCAATGTTATACACATATACCTCATTGCATCTGCTGCGTGACTGTACTTATCATGCAGCGGATTATCCTTGTACACCTG